TTAAAGTATTATTGAATTTATCATTAGATGATTTAATAATAATTGGAACAGAAGAATACACTATAAATAAAATGACAACTAAATTACAAAGTGGTGAAACTACTTTTGAATTGTTAAATCAACCGAGTAAATACGTAAGTATTTCTTATGGACAAACAACTTATCAAACAACAGGTACAGACCCTACTCCAACAGTAGAACCAACAGGAGGTACATTTAGTGTAATTTAAAAAATATGAAAACAATTATAGAAGCATTAGAATTTTGTAAAGAGAATGAATTGTATTCTCCGTATATCAAAATAGCATTAGGTGCTAGCAAAGTACCATTAACATTTAAAGAGGGGTTTAATCAATTAAGAATGAAGAAATGAGTAATAAGGTAGTTACAGTAACATTACAAACAGATACAAAACAAACTGATAAAAAACTTGACAAAGTTAATAAGAGTTTAAAGAAAACTGAAAAACAGGCTAAGGAAACTAGCGGTGCAATGTCATCTGCATTTAACGCATTACCAGCCTCTATTCAGGGATTAATAGGTCAAGTTAAAAACTTAGGTACTTCATTTAAAGCAATAGCAGTTGGAGCAGGAGTAGGAGCAATTGCAGGACTTGGAACATTATTTGTTACTGCAACTAGAAAAGGAGCAGAGTTTGCAAAACAAATGTCAACTCTTGAAGCAGTTTCTGGAGCGAGTGCCATAGAGATGGAAAAAATGGCAGAATCTGCTAAACAGTTAGGAGCAAGTACGCAATTTACTGCAAAACAAGTTGGTGAGCTACAAAGTGAATTTGCTAAGATGGGATTTTCTACTGACCAGATTTTAGCATCAACAGAAGCAACTCTAGCCTTAGCAGCATCAATGGAAGTAGGGTTAGCTAGTGCAGCAACCTTAGCAGGTTCAACAGTAAATGCTTTTGGATTAGAAGCTGAGGACACTCAAAGAGTGGTTGACGTATTAGCAGAAAGTACTAGTTCTAGTGCATTAGATTTTAGTAGTTTAACGGAAGCATTAAAAAATGCAGCACCAGCAGCCAAAGCAACAAATAGAAGTGTAGAAGAAACAACTGCTTTATTAGGAGTATTAGCAAATAATGGTATAAAAGGAAGTAGAGCAGGTACTGCTTTAACTGCTACTTTTGTTGAATTAAATAAAAAAGGAATTACGCTAGAACAAGCTCTGGCAGAAATAGGACAAAGTTCTGATAAATTAGGTACTGCAATAGATTTAGCAGGTACATTAGGTGGCAAGGCTTTATCAACTTTAGCAGGAAAAGAGGGTGATATAAAACAATTACAATTTACTTTAGAAAATTCAGCAGGAGCGGCACAAAGAATGGCTGAGGTAAGATTAGATAATTTAGCAGGAGATACCACTAAATTGAGTTCAGCATGGGAAGGATTTTTATTATCTATTGAAGATGGAGAAGGAATATTTAACAGTATTGCGAGAGGAATAGTCCAAGCCACTACTGCTTTATTAAACTTTATAACACCAACTACAAAACTATCTGAGCAGTTAGAAAAAGAAAGAATTGAACTGTTTAAAACAGAGGCTGAATTGGATAGGCTTGATGAAAAAATGCAAGACACTACTTTATCTGAAGAAGAATTAAAAGTGGTTCAAAATGATCGTATTAAAATTATACAAGACTTAAAAAAGGAATATCCTGATTTATTAAAAGACATAAAAGCAGAAGAAGTTTCTACTAAAGACTTGAAAAAGGCTATTGATGATGTAAACAAATCTTTAATCAATAAAATATTAATTCAAGAAAAGGAAGAAGAAATAACAGAACAGGCTGAGGAATCTGCTGAGGAACTAGCAGACTTACTTGAGAAAGAAGCTGAGGCTAGAGATTATGTTGCTAAATTAACTGCAGAATATTCTAAACTAGGAATTGAGTTTCAAGAAACTGATCCTGTTAAATTTCAAGAGGAGTTAAATAAAGTAAGGGAAAGAGAAGTAAAATTATTACAAGAGGGAAATGGTGAAAATAAATTAAAAAGAAACCAATTATCTCAGTTATCAAAAGAACAAAATAATTTATTTTTCAAAATAAAAGCAGTAAACAAAGCCGAAGCAGATTATCAAGAAGAAGTTGAAAAAGGAAATACTCTTTTAAAAGAAAAAGATGAAATATTAAAAAGACTAGGTATTACTCAAGATGAAGAAATTAAAAAAACAAAAGAGGGTAGTGAAGCTAATAATAATGAAATTGAGAGTACTATAAGTTTAATTAAGATTCAGGAAGATTTATTAGAACAGGCTAAGCAAATGCCAGAATCAACCGAATCTGAATTAGTAGCTAAAAACAGAAAAATTGAAACTATAAATAAAGAAATTAAAAGGCTTAAATCTTTAGGAGTAGAACAGAAAAAACAACAAAAAAATTCAGTTAAAGAAATTGAAGTTACTAACGAATTAAATAAAAAATTATTAGAACAAATTGAAATAAAAGAGGATTTAGTAGATTTTGATTTAGAGGAAGAAGAGCCAGTTTTAGAAACTGAAAACCTTGCTAAGACTGAAAAAGCTATTAAGTTTCAAACCTTAGTAAAAATAAGAGGTATTGAAGATGAAATAGAACAAGAACGTCAATTAAGGTTACAACAGTTAGAATGGAATAGAGAAAACATAGTTAAAGAATCTATTTTAGATGGAACTTATACTGCAGCACAAAAAATTGCAATAGAAAAAGATTACCAACAAAAAAAGCAAAAAATTGAGGAGGATGCTGAAAATAAACGTAGAGAAAGAGAACAAGAAATAAGACAAAGAAATATCACTTTTACTACTGAAACACTAAGCGAAGTTTCAAATATTATTGGAGGATTTGCTCAACTAAATCAAGAAAAGTTTGATACATTAAATGAAAATGTAATTCGAGAGCAAGAAGAATTAAGCAAACAAATATTAAATAATGAATCGTTAACAAACGAGCAAAAAAGGCTTGAGATTGCCAGAATGAATGCAGTTAAGCAAAAGGAGTTAGATGATAATAATAAAAGAGCTGAAAAAGCGTTTAAAGTGCAAAAAGCGGCTAGTATAGCACAAGCATTAGCAACTACATATTTGACTGCAGTACAAGCCTATCAATCGCAGTTTGTTCCAATACCAGATCCTTCATCTCCAATTCGAGGTGGTATTGCAGCAGGTGTAGCAATAGCGGCAGGACTTTTAAATGTAGCACAAATAAGAAAACAAAAATTTGAGGCCGCCTCATTTTCACCAGTTCAAATACCATCTTCAAGTATATCAGGTGGTGCAGGTGGTGACGGTGGAGTATCTCCAACAGTTGCTCCAAGTTTCAATATAGTAGGACAATCAGGCGTTAATCAAATTGCTAGTGCATTAAGTAATCAACCACTTCAAGCGTATGTTGTAGCGGGTGATGTTACTACTGCTCAACAATTACAAAATAATACAATTACTCAAGCAACTTTTTAAAATAAAAAACATGGAAATAGTAGAATTAATATTAGACGAAGAAAACGAAGAAATGGTCGGTATCGATGCAGTTAGTATCGTGGAGAATCCAGCCATTGAAAGTGATTTTATTGCATTGTCAGCAGAAGAAATAAAACTGGCTAAGGTAGATGAAGAAAAGAAAATACTTATGGGTGCGGCTTTGATTCCGAACAAGCCTATTTTCAGAAAGAGGAATGATACAATGTTTTATGTATATTTTTCTAGAGATACAGTTAGGAGAGCAAGTGAATTGTTCTTTCAAAATGGTAATCAAAACAACGCAACATTAGAACATGAAATGAGCGTAAATGGTTTAACTGTTGTAGAATCTTGGATAGTCGAGGATTCTAAAATGGATAAATCTGCTAAGTATGATCTTGAAATGCCAGAAGGCACTTGGATGATTTCAATGAAAGTTGAAAACGAAGAAATCTGGAATGATTATGTGAAAACTGGTAAAGTAAAAGGATTTAGTATTGAGGGATATTTTGCTGATAAAGCACAAATTAAAAAGCCAGATACAAAAGCAGAAATGAATGCTATTGAAGAAGAAGAAGCTGAATACATGCTTAGTAATATTATAGCAGTTATTAAAAAAGATAAAAGAACTAAATCTGGAAAAAAAATAGAATTAGAAACTTACAATGATTATCCACAAGCGGTAAGCAATAATGCTAAAAGAGGAATTGCTTTAAATGAAAAAGTAAATAATCGTTGTGCAACTCAGGTGGGAAAAATTCGTGCAACACAGCTCCGAGACAAAGAAAAGCTCTCAGTACAAACAATAAAAAGAATGTACTCTTATTTATCAAGAGCACAGGAATATTATGATGAGGGAGATAATAAAGCGTGTGGTACAATTTCATATCTATTATGGGGAGGTAAAGCAGGTTTAAGATGGTCTGAAAGTAAATTAAAAAAGTTAGGAGAAATTAAATTAGAATCTGTCGTTGTTGATGAATACTTTGCAATTATTGATGATAGGTTAGCTTATAGCACACAAGAAAAAGCAGAGGAAATTGCTAAAGACTTAGGATGTGAGGGATTTCACGTACATGAGTTTGAGGGTAAAGAATGGTATATGCCTTGTGGTCAACACTCAGTAGATGCTGGTAAAAACACTAAGAGTCCATGTTGGGATGGTTACCAACAAAAAGGTTGGAAAATGATAAATGGTAAAAGAAGACCAAATTGTGTTAAAATAAAATAATTATGAAAAGTAAAAAATTTGTAACACCTAGCAGAACAAGTCCTAAAAACACTAAAAGAGGTTGTCTTTGTCCTGACGGTAAAAGATATAGTAGAAAGTGTTGTGATGGTAGTTTACAAGCTCAAGGAATAGGCTCTACTAGAGGTACTTCATAAAAAAGTGGTCAAAAAAATATAACAGTTGCTATTCTCATACGTTAGTATAGATATATACTCAAATTATGAAAGCAAACGAAATACTAAACAAAATTAAAAATATTGTTGGTGAGAAGACCGAACTTTCTGAAGAAAAAATTGAGATGGCTGAAATGAAGCTAGAAAACGGAACTGTATTAGTAGCAGAATCGTTTCAAGCAGGAAAATCAATATTCATAAAAACCGAAGATGAAGAAGTGGCTTTGCCAGTTGGTGAATATGAATTAGAAGATGGTAGAGTTTTAGCAGTCGCAGAAGAAGGACTAATCGACAGTATCAAAGAAGCTATCAAAGACGAGGTAGCTGAGGAAGAGTTATCAGAAGAATCTAACGAAGAAACTAAAGAAGTTGAAACAGAGTTAGAGGAAGATGAGGAAAAAGAAGAAATGGAATATGTAACTAAACAAGAATTTGCTGAGGCAGTTAAAGAAATCAAAGCAATGATTGAAAAAATGGGTTACAAAGACAAAGACGAAATGAGTGAAGAAGTTACTGAAAAAGTAGAAGAAAAAAAAGAAGAACTTTCTGCAGTAGCTCCTGAGCCTGTTAAACACAATCCTGAAGCAAAAGTAGACAATAAAATAAATTTCAAAATTTCTAGCAATAGAATTGAAACTACTAGAGACAGGGTATTTAATAAAATTTTTAATAATAAATAAAACATAGAAAAATGGCAGAAAAAAGTTTAAATAGCCTTAGTACTACCTATGCAGGAGAGTTTGCAGGAGAATATATTTCTGCAGCACTTTTAAGTGCTAACACTATCGACAAAGGTGGTATAGAAGTAAAACCAAATATCAAGTATAAATCAGTAATGAAAAAAGTTGCTACTGGCTCATCTGTAATAGGAAATGCAGCGTGTGACTTTTCTGGAACTGCTGACCAAGTTACTATCACTGAAAGAATATTACAACCTGAGGAGTTCCAAGTGAACCTCGAGTTTTGTAAGCAAGATTTCCAAGAAGATTGGGAAGCAGTACAAATGGGATATTCAGCATTTGATAAAATGCCTCCTAAATTTTCAGATTTCATTATTGCTCACGTAGCTGGATTAGTAGCTGAAAAAACTGAGCAAAACATTTGGCAAGGAGTAAATGCCAATGCAGGAGAGTTCGATGGATTGGTAACTTTAGCAGCAGCAGATTCAGATGTATTAGATGTTACTACTTCTGAAACTTCAATAACATCTTCTAACATTATTGGAGAGTTAGGAAAAATCGTTGATTTAGTTCCTTCTTCTCTTTATAATAAAGAAGATTTACACATCTACCTACCACAGAATATGGCACGTGCTTACGTAAGAGCTCTTGGTGGATTTGCAAGTGGTGTTGGATCGA